TTTTGCAAGTTGATAAGCATAATCATCATCAACTTTTTCATTGACTATAAGCTTAGGGTCAATTTCTATTTCATAATCGCGGTCTTCACAGAACTTTACTATGTAGTGTAGTAACCCTACATATAAGATCGGTTTGAATGGTGAATATAGACGTATATACCCATCCCATATCTTATTCCTATAACTTGGATTGAATAGATATCCTAATGGTCTAAATTTAAAATAATCACATAGTTCTTGTCTAACATCTGGAGTAGAAGTCACTTTCATATGAACTTCATCAAGATATGCTATTGTTACTTTGTCCAATTTAACCTGACCCCGAAGTAAATTTCATATAGTCAATTATGTTCTTGATTATATAATTTCTGTTGTTTAGTTGTTTTACGATATCTTCGAGGTATTTAGTAGCGGCGTCGTGATACGCTATCAACAGACACAATTTTATAATTTCTCCGTCTGACTCTACATATCTGTCAATATCTTGTCTAAGAATTTTTAACGGATTTGGTTTCCATCCACGCTGTCTTAGGTCTATTTCGTCCATAGACCCATTATAATATTCTGTCTTTGCTTTTTCAAGTTCAGTGAGCTCACTTTTTAGTTTCTTGGTTCTCAGTGACTCTTTAACGTAAAGCATGTAATATTTGTTGTGTAGTTTTGGAATATTGGTGGATTCGTTTATCAGATTGGTAGTGTCAATTTGCGAATCCGCTGCCCACATTTTGTTGATATCTTCAATATCCAATTTAATTCCTCCATTTTATAATTATATTGAGTATATCACATAAAAATTGAAAATTCAACGTAAAATATCTATATCGAAGTAATCATATTGAAAACTTACCGTAGCTTCAGGATATTGCAAATCTTGTTGGGTTGTGTCCAGTGATACCTCTGACAAGCTTATCGGAAAGCAATTTTTGAAATTGAATCTTATGCTCGGGTTCTTATTGCTATTTAGCATAATTATACTCATGTCAGAATATATGTCTCTTTTATCTTCGGGCAATCCCCTGTACTGTTTAAAATCTTGTGGTGCTGATATTGAAATCATCCAATTGAAAACTTCTAAATAATTTCTCATTCCTTCATCAATTATGAAAGACAGACTCATTTCACTATATGTGAGTTTGTCAGGCGTTGCATAAGTATTGTTAAATGGCGTTGGTACAATTACTGGTGCCATAGAAATTGATGGGATCGAAACCTTCTGAATAAAAAACTCAACATTTTCGAGCTTTTGTATGGTGACTTGAAATTCTAATGGCGAAAGATAATTAGTAATCATCATTTTTCCTCTTGACATATATGTTATTTACATGTATTTATAAGATGAAACAAAATTCTGAAAGATAAAACCATGAATCAATTTACATATTACAAATCGCCAATGTCCAAAAAAGAAGCACAGTCGAACGTAAACCATTGGTGGTATATCAAGATGGGTGATGTGCCAGAAGGTGAAAATGTTGCAAGTTGGAACACTTATGTAAAATCAATGACTCAAGATGCAAAACGTATTTTGAAAAGTTTTTCTTGACAATTATATCAATATGTCGCAATGTCAAACGAAGCAAAAAAGGAACACATAATGAAAACCATCCTACCAGCAATATTTCTGATTTTATCCGCCTGTGTATCTAATGAAAGCACACTTGTAAATCATCTCGAAGCCGAAGCCGATTTTCATAATCATCAGCTATATCTCGAAAGTGTTTATGACCAAGAATATATTGATGATTGTTTCCATTACGACGAATTAATCTGTGAATTTGAGTAATTAGTTATTGACACTCTCGTAAAAACATAGTAGAAATAACTGTAGATAACTTTGATAGGAATCAAAAAATGAATTACAAGTTTAAAGTCGGTGATAAAGTTGTTATGACTAACGATTTCGGCGTTTGCTGGGGCGTAAAAACTATTTTAGACTTGGGCGAGCGAACCAATATGCCAACTTATGGGTATGAGGATTCTGATACCCCTTGGTTTCAAGTTAATGAACGTAATTTCACGCTTGCAGATGAAAGTGATATCATTAAAGCTGGTGATACTAGATTGAATCAAACTCGTAACTGGGAATACTTCCAAAAAAAGTATGGCTTCAAACCTACTCTTGACCAACTTGGTGGCTGTGGCTAACATCTTACATTTTTGACATAAGGAAAAGTTATGAAATCTGTTTATCTTGTTGGCGGCGCAGTTCGTGACATGTTGATGGGCATTGAGCCAAAAGACAAAGATTATGTCGTTATCGGTTCTACACAAGAGCATATGGTCGCGCTTGGTTTCAAAAAAGTTGGTGCTGACTTCCCAGTATTCTTGCACCCTGAAACAGGTGATGAGTATGCATTGGCACGGCGCGAAAAGAAAATTGGTGTTGGTTATCTTGGGTTTGAATCTGAATTTGGTGTTGATGTTACTTTGGAAGATGATCAAAGTAGACGTGATTTGACTATAAATTCTATCGCATATGATAATAGCGGGTTTGTAGATCCGTTCGATGGCGCAACTGATATTGAAAATAAAATTTTGCGCCATGCCAGTGATGCTTTTGTCGAAGATCCTGTTCGTGTTTTGAGGATTGCAAGATTTCGTGCAAGGTTTGGTGTAGAATGGAAAGTTGCACCAGAAACAAAAATATTGATCCACAATATGGCAAAAGCTGGTGTGTTGGATGAGTTAAATTCCGAAAGAGTTTGGAAAGAAACTAGTCGCGCGCTGATGGAACCAAATCCTAGATTGTTTTTTGATACACTGTTGGAATGTGATGCACTGCATGTAATTTTTCCAGAAATTTACAAGCTATTGGCCGCATTGGAAAGTTATCGTTGGCATCCAGAAGGTAATGCATATCAACATTCCATGCTTTGTCTGACACAAGCCGCCAAATTTAATATGGACTTGGAAAGTAGGTTTGCAGTTTTGGTACATGATATTGGTAAGGGATTGACACCCTTTCACCACCTACCAAAGCATTATGGTCATGACGTTAATGGTGTTGCTGCTGTGGAGGCTTTTGCAAATAGGCTAACTGTACCAGCAAAAATGCGCGATAGGGCCATGAAATCAACTCGTTACCATATGTGTGGTCATTCCTTGGATAAGATCACTTCAAAAACATTCGTGAAAATGTTTGATGATATGGGTGCATTGAATGATCCGCAATCGGTTAATGTTTTGTATTCGGTCTGTATCTGTGATGAGCGTGGTAGGTTGGGTTCAGAAAACAATGATATTGGACAAATTTGGACATTGATGAGGAAGTTTACAGCATATCAAAGTGTAAAGTTTGCTGATGTTTTTCCTAATGGTCAAACTAATGCTAGCAAAATACATGATGGTTTGCGGAATGCCCGCATTAAAGCAATAAATAACATGTAAAAATACCTTCGATGGGGCTGATTTGAAATCAGCCCCATCGTTTTGTATAAATATGTTAAATGCCATATGAGGGACAATTATGAACACATTCATCAAACATATTGAAGAGTCCAATAATCTTCAGGAAATAAGCATCAAAATGATAGAAGGTCTTCATTTGACTGCTACCAACAAAAAGCATATCGCACATATGATTGCTAACGATATGAAAGATGCATCAAATGCAAGCTTCGATTATACTATAACAAGCATAGAAAATGATATTGTCAAATTAACAATGACAAAACGTGAACTGGATGATCGCGGTCGTAAAGTGTCGCGTCGTGGCAATTATGTAATTAAATTCAAGAGGTAATAATCATGTTCACATTCAAAAATTATATCAAAGAAAATCTTGAAAAATTAGAAGAATCTTATATGCTACAAGAGATGGAAATACTACATGAAAAATTAGTCGTTTTTGGTGGTGGTGCAAAGTATGGCCAAATTGTTTTCATGTCTGGTGGAGCAGGATGTTTTGATGGTGATACACTCGTCAAAACCACAGAAGGACATAAAAAAATAAGTGAAGTTACGGAAGATGACCAAGTATACACCATAAATGAAGATACTGGCGAAATAGAAATAAAACCAGTTTTGAAAAACATCTCATACAATCCATCACAACAAACAGATAATCTATTAGAGATAACATTTGAAAATGGTGAAACTGTTATTTGCACCGAAAATCATCTATTTTATGTTGATGGTAAATGGGTTAAGGCGAGAGACCTCGAAGCCATATCAAAGAAACCCTTGGGTACAGTGGACAGAGTGGTGTATGACTTATCTGTAGAAGACAACCACAACTACATGATAACAAAAAGTGATATTGTTGTGCACAACTCTGGAAAGGGTTTTGCTTCTTCCTCTTTTATGGATTCAGACAAATTTAAAATTAGAGATGTAGATGAATGGAAAAAAGCTTATCTCAAACTTGCTAAACTAAAGGGCATGAATCCAGAAATTGCCAATCTTGATTTGAAAAATCCAAAAGATGTGTTTGCCTTACATTTATTTGTAAAGGATAAGGGGATACGTGATAGGACACTTGATCTTTTGTTAAATGATGCAAGAGCTGACCGTTTGCCAAATATTATTTTTGATGTTACAGGAAAAGATATTAGCGATTTCCAATCTGCTATATTCAGTCTTGAAGATGCTGGTTACAATCCCAAGAATATTCACCTTGCTTGGGTTCTTACGGATTTTAAGGTAGCTTATTCTGCGAACCTTACCAGAGACCGTGTAGTTCCAGCCGACGTTTTCTTAGACACACATCAAGGTGCCGCAAAGACGATGCAAAATCTTCTTGATAAAAAGAAAATGCTCCCAGGTGCAAATGGGAGATTTGTTGTCATTATGAATAATAGGGATAATACTATTTTCTTTGAGACTGGACAAAAATTTAAAGGTCGCACAGTAGATTTGAAAAATCAAAAAACTGCTGGTGGTGCTGGGGTGAAAGGATTCTACTATATTACTGTTAAGGAAGCCGGAAAGCCATTTTATCCCGAAAAGACTTGGAAAGAAGAACTTCATCGCCAAATAGTAGACAATATCCCAGGCGGGGCAGACACAATAAACACACTTAGACAAAATGCTATCGAAGACCTAACTAAAGACATAAATGACCCCAAGTTAAGTCAAAAAAAGATAGACAAAGCAAAGGGTGGTATCGGTTTGGTACAAAGAGACATTGCCAATGATGCTGAAGAAAAAAGATTAAAAGACATGAAAAAAAAATAAAATACACTTGACAAACGGTTCATTCATCTATACATATGTAATGTAGTTTGATTGAGAGGAAAAAAGATGAATGAAAAGATGTTTAAAATTGCTTGTAAATTGTACGGTGATTGTATCGGTAGTATCTACTGTAAAGAAAACACTGTAGAAAAGCTAATTGAAGTATACGGCATAGATGAAAAAGCTGCTAATGAGTTGGCAGATGCCGCATTTAAAGAATGGGTAAAAGCCTATACCGAGTGAGTGTATAAGCTATAAAATAAGGATTGAAAATAATATGTGGGTTTTTCTAAATGATTCGTTTTTCTCTATTGTACAACATAGGGAAAAAAACAATGTTGTAGTTGTTCGCGCTAGAATCAAAGGTGATCTAGAAAATGTGTTTGGTCATGAACATGGGGTTTTTGATA